AGTTTTAATATCACGATTAGCATTCCAAACCTTCTTACCCTCAACACCGCTATCTTTGTATGCCTGCAGCCTTCCTTTATTTCTAATATTTGTTGTCTCAGTCCTAGCGATTCTCATTGCTCGGCCCTCTGATTCTTCAGTGCCTATCTCTTGAGCCAGGAGCTTAGAAACATCTTCCTTTATTGCGCTTATAGACTTACGCTCAAGGATTCCTGTGTCCACTGCCTTTAGTATATCGAACTGTAATTCTCTTGATGTACCAACAATCCCTTTCCATTCCTTACCATTGATTGTGTAACCATATAACTGCTCATCTGTTAGAACCTTCTGCCTTTCCTTTGTTCCAGATGTGAACCCAATGTCTACCTTCATATCTTCCTCTGCATCTGTGATTCCACCCTTTAAGGCCTTGCCTACAAAGGAGAAAATCTTTGATGCGAAGCTTTGACTATTAAGAACCTTAAATACTGGAGAGATAATCGCTATGATTCCTTTCTTCTTTAGACCAACTTCTTGTAGCTCAGTATCTAATGCATTCATTACTTGTTTGCCTATCTTGGTATAAGTTTTACTTAAGAAATCACCCATATCTTGAGCATCTTCAACTAAATCTGGTTCTGAGAGGTTTTTTTTTAAAGACTTCTCACCATTGTCTGGAAGCTCATCATTAGTTGCTTCTTCGTTCTCTTCCATCTCTGGGGTATCGCCTTTATCTTCTTCTTTATCAGCACTTTCCTGACTCTGGATACTCAGTGGAACGTCTCCCCACTCTACTGGGTCAAGTCCGTCTTTAGATCTAACCTCATTAATTGTAAGTACTCCACTTTCAAGCTTACTCATCTCTTGCTCGTGCTCAATCTTCTCTTGCACGTGGTCCTTAGGGAACCATTCGAACATGATTGGCATTGCCTTTACATCGAACTCTGGAAATATTGCCGGAAGGATCTCTCTGTTGATCTTTGCTCTAATGTGTGATAGGTATGGTTTAATTGCGTTCTTAATAGAAATTCTTTCTTGGCTCTCTCCAGTGGCTCTGCCAGACCCTTCATAAAATCCTGCTTCCTGTGGAGATAGGCCGTATGCTCCGAATACTAAGTGGTGGTACCATTGTTGTCCTTCTAACCATTCCATATCCTTATTGGTAACAGACATCTGCTTAACATCCAGCTCTTTGTTAGTAAACACCATCTTGTGTGGCTTTCCCTCTACTTGATTCTTCCACTGATTCTGGAAGTCCTGTAGTCTATCATCTGGATAGTTAAGATAAATAAGTGAATCAGGAACCATGTTGTTCTTGAAGAAATCTTTGTTGTAACGTGTTGATTGTATTAGAACCTCTACTTCCTGTTGTATAGTTTGTAGTGGTGATAGGCCGTAGGGATACCATTCAGGCTGTCTGCTAATTGCACCATAGATAATCTCATCAGTTTCGAACCTTCGTGGTGCGGATGTAGGGGATTTGAAACTGTATTGGTAATAACCGGTGATTACTCCATTCTCATTCATTTCAATAAGGAATCTTGGGCCGTCATATACTTGGAGCTTCTCAAGTTTGTTATCCTTTCCAAAGCCCTTCCACATAACTCCAGCATCGTATAATAGAAGATCGTTAAGGTATTGTGCCCACAGGTCGTCAAAGGTTTCATCGTTCTCGTTTGGATCTTCTAGTAAATCTACTGCTTCCTTGATCATACTCTCGTAGTCTGTGTCATCTTCAGGATCTGTGTTAATGATTTTCCACTCGGTGGATTGGATTTGTTTCTTTACAGAATTAATAACCATCTGTACCCATGGGGATTTTCCATATTTCCTTAAATTAAATATGTTGAATCCTTGATCTCTGGGTTGTCCAAGTAACGCACTGTGGAACCATCTAGGTACAATCGGTCTATTCTCATCTGGTGCAGTTGAAAGTCCAGTAAAGGACCTCCCTGCTTGTTTTTCAACTTCCGGAGCCACATTGGATCCTTCTGCACCTGAAAAAAGACTCTTGAATTTAGTAAAAAAATTATTTGAGTCGGCCATCTCTTAATTTACTATGCTCTAACCCATTTAAATATCAAATACATTAATCAGGCAAAGAAAAATGACCCCCTCTTGCTTCTTACTTCCCAGATCATACGCATCATAACTGCATCACCAATGTCTGGGCTACGTCCAATTAACTCTTTAACTTTGTCTTTTGGTATCAGATAAATCCTTCCATCTTTATCTGGATCCTTCCACTTTGCCTGTTCTAGGTCTTCAATTAGGTGCTCCTTCATCCAGGGCTCTAGGTCTTCTGTACAGCTAAGTTGATTGTTTCTTAATAGCTCAGCCAGCTTGAAATAGCATTGTGCTTTTAGATTACCAAAGTTGTGAAGTGTGGGCTCTCCTGCCTTTACCTTGTTCTCTTCTATTGGCCGAGAGTTATTCACAAAGCCAGTAACTCCCGGTAGCTGGTCTACTACTCCGCCCCCAATACCATCTTCATCAACTACTACCGAATCTATTGGGATGTTGTGCTTAGAAGATAGCCTCTTGATTTCATCTATTGTCTCTGCTGTGGACTTCTTAGTAAATGAGAATACTTTTTCCATGTGCAACCCGTCCCATAGGCAGATTATTGTCTTATCATTACCAAACCTAGCCACGTCCACCGATAGATATTTCTTACCACATACCTGGCTTGGGTTCTTAAATATCCTAATTATATCATCATACTCGAATAGCTTTGCTGGATCATCATCATACTCGAAGTTACCATATAGTAGCCTTTGCTTACTTACCTTGTCAAGCTTCTTTAGGTTCTCAATGTAGAATGGAGAAATGAATGGGTTATCCTGAACTAAGGCCACAATGAACTTCCGATAATCTGGCAGGGTGCCATCCTTCCATGGTTTATAGAAATCATAGTATAGAAAGTTCTTAGATGGGTTGCTTGCAATGAATAGCTTAGGTATTAGCTTGAACTCCTCTAGCTTATACCTCAGACGAGAAGATACGATGTTCTTAGCCTTCTCGGTAATCTGTGAAGACTCGTCTATGAATGCTCCTGTAAATTCTGTTGAACCAAGGGAATCGAACTCTGGGTCGCTTGGGTATGCGAATAAGTCCTTTAGGTATACTGCACTTCCATTATCCCATCTGATAACTCCTTCCATCTGGTTATACTTAAACTTCTCAGATATATTCCATTCCTTACATATCTGAAAGAAGGTTAATAGTGTTGACTCCTTAAGTGATTTTAGAACTGCTCTCCCCATTAGCCATCGGCTTCCAGGATATTTCAAACAACTTAGGATTATCCAAACACATCCTATAAAGGATTTTCCACCGCCCGCAGCTCCACCGTAAAATAGTTCAGTCGTCTTTCTGTCCGCTAGTATCTCCAGTGCTTGATTCTGCTTCTTCGATAATTGTGCTGTTATTTCCATCGTTGACTATAAAATTTACTGTGATTGCTTCGTTGCTATTATTCTGAATATTAATTTGATTGTCTGGTGTTACTTTACCGTGGATAACCTCTATTGCTTTTAGTAGTAGTGCTGCCTTCTTCTCGTCCCCTATCTTAACTGATTTTTCTATAAGTTTTAATGTTCTTAATGCCGCAGTCTTTCTTCCACGAAGCATTAATTTAATATCCTCTGCCGTTTGAGGTGTTATCTTCTTTTCCTTTTCCCAAATCCGTACTAGATTGGACCAAACCTTCTGAGTCTGTCTTGCCTCTCCACCTTTCCTTGCTATCGCCAGCCTCTCTTCCTTCGTCCGACTAGCCATAGGTATCAGATTCCTAAGTGACTTTTCAGTTGGTGCATGACGTGGCATAATAAAAAAGGGAGAATTAAATCTCCTCAAATCTTTGTCTTACACCAGCTAGAATTGGGTGTGATACGTCATCAAGTTTCCACTCTTCGCACATTGCTGCATCTGCTAGGATCTTGTTTCTTGCAATGCTTTTAGCGCTCTTGTCGCCTTGCCTGTATCCTCTCTTAGCTTTCTCAACTTTCACGTACTTGGTAACTTCTGCAGTGATTCTCTCAATGTCTTCTTTAAGTTTCTCACCAAGGTCGCCTGTAGCATCTTCTACCCTTTTGATAGTTTTCTCTACTTGCTCTAGGGATTTTTCCCAGACCTTCTCTTCGATTTCTTTAAGGATCTTTTCCCTATTAGCCTTAAGCTGCGCTAACTGTTGCTGCACCTTGAAGTAATGGGTGATCGCTTCGTTCTTCTCTAGGACTTCTTCAATCTCGTTTCTGATAACGATCTTGTCGCCTTCTACTATGTTTTCATTTTTGTATAGTCTTTGTTCCATTTTTAGTTCTCCTTAATTCCTGTAGCAACAGGATCTGTAATGCGTCATCTCTTCTGATACCAGGATATGCAGCTTGCATCTTGGTTAGCTCTTCCATGATATCATCTACTTGTTTTTTTGTTTGTGTCTTAAAAGTATACATCTTACGTTTACCCTCCCATTTCACACATATGTCTCCTTGATTCTCAAGTTTGTTCAAAAGGAGATTTATATAATTAATATTGCTAGAGTCGAAATACGTTGCGACTTCTTTTGCAGAAAGATATCTCCCCTGTCTTTTCTTTAAATATTGTCTTATTTCAAATTGTCCCATCTTCAACCCTTTTATTATATAACCTCCATGTTCATACTTCTATTTTAGTGTTCCGTAATCATCTCTGAAATCTTTTTCCAGATGTTAGCGAATCTTCTACCGTGACATGGAATAATAGATTTATCCTTCTTAGCAATCCTTTCAAAATCTCCTGACCAGCAACTAATCTCTAGATGCCCTTTACCGCCAAGGTCAATCTGTGCTACTCTATATCCTCCAATCGTCTCTTCTATCACTTTATAATGTCTAGCAAACTCTTTGTCTTCAACATTGTCTACCCAATATCTTTGAACTTTCATTATTTGACTGTCTCCATTTCAATTCCATGGTGAGAAGTAGGTTGGGCTTTCGCCCCCCCTACAAACTCTGCAATGATATTCTTTGGGAACTCATCGCCCTGGTACATTGTTGTTACGTTCTTAATCCTTGCCTTCATACCTTTAAGTCCTAAGAAGAACTCTCTATATGAGATATTCTCAAAGGTCTTACCTGTATAGTCTAACCATAGCTTTAGAAGCTTAGTAGCTGCGGATTTCCCTTCGATCCAGATTGTAGGATCTCCAACTTTTCCGTCATGTACGAAAGCGGTTACGCCCCCAAAGTTTTCTCTGTGTAGCCCGTCATACTCCAACGAAAAGATAAAACTCCTTGTTTCCTTCTTCCCATCTTTAGTAGTCTTCACTTCTGGCTTTAGTTTTAGGATAACATTAGTAATCTCCACTTCCTTACCATCTAGGTTCGGTTTCTCTGTCTTCTCGAATGTTTCTCCGATTTTTCTGTCGCTCATTGCGCTGATGTTTACTTCTATGTCTTGGTTTTCTTGTTCTTGCACATATTCTTCCATTTTGTTAGTTCTCCTGTCAATTGATGACTGTGATCTCATTTAACCTACTTCTTAGCTCGTTTCGCCGCTTTCTTTATTTTAGTCAACAAATCCTTAGACTCTTTCTCGTTATGCGCCTTATTGGCGTAAAAACTGCCTATAAGGGTCTTTATTTCATCCATTGTGTGTGCCTTTGCACTAAATCTCATTTCCATGATTACCTTATCCTCTCCAGGAAGCATCATTAATTGCCTTGTACTATGTTCTATTTCAATTCTTTCTTTCGTTTCTTCTGTCATTTGTTTCTCCATTTGTGATAATTATCCTTTTTGTGAACTTTTTAGGAAAAAGTTCAGCCCCAGAGGAAAGAGGTGATCAAAACCTCTGGGGGTCTCAAATGAGCCGAAGCCCAATGAGCATGAAGACTTTTTCATAAAAGGCTGCAAAAACCTATTTCATTTGCTTTTCTTGGCAATCTAAGCATACCGTTCTTAGTCTTTCATAATACTTGCAATTATCACAATTACATTCCAGAAAGATCCCTTTGAAACAAGGTTCTTTCCAAGTACTAATCTTTCCTTTATTACCACAATACTTACATTCATAATCTATATACATACTCATCTTGTTTATTTACCCTTTTTTCTTTTTGTTTAATTCCTTGGCTACAGATTTTGCAGTTAATAAATATATTTCCATAATTGAATCCATTGTCTCATCATCCCTTAGCATTATAATGTCTCCTGATGCTAGTCTTAACTCAGTAAGAAATGCTATCTTTTCTTTAATGTTCATTTTATTTTTCTCCATATTTTTCTTTTGCTGAAGCTTTTTTTAAAAGCTTCTTTTTGTCAACCTTTTCTTAAAAGGTTGGGGGGAGGGGGACTTATAGGTGAGGTGATGAAAAGTTATAAACCTCCCCCCGAGATGTTACCTAAGTAACTGTTATGTTACATCT